GAAATGACGACTACCACAGTATTGGCTACCGATAACTTCAAACTTATATTTATCGTTCCAATTATCTTCTATGTTTTCGCCTTTCTTGATTTGCTCGTTATGGTGCATACCAAGATATTTTCTATTTTTATCATACATAGAATGATAATGAGGATTTTTTGTTGCCTTGTATTTATATTCATTATCAGGGTCTAAACCTTGCTCTCTTAGTTCATCATCAAAATAAGATAGTGCAAAGTCATAACGCAAACCAAAATCTAAATGTATATCTTTAGTTCTAGGTTTTCCATCTTCCTCATCTATATAATTAGTTTCAAAATAAAAACATTTATCATTATAGATTTGACCACCATTATCCCCATACTTTGATATCATAGATTTGATTGTGTCTATGTCCTCTTGTGGTTGGTGTTGTCTTACAACTTTGTAAGCCAAACTATGCATTTTTTCTTTATGGTCATTAAAGGCATTTTTTGCTAATAACCAATTTATTCTCGCTTTAGAATTTGCATTTCTAAAATGAGTTTCGATTACATTTGCAATCGAGTTTCGCTTTTCAGCATTGAGTGTTATTTTTCTCATTTGTTTCCTTTCTGTTAAAATTAATTTTTATTACATCTTGACATTTTTGTCAAGTAGGATTATATAGGATTAGAAATATTGTTCTCGTAAAGCGAATTCGCAAGATATCGGCTTAAGATAAGAACAGTCTTTCTGTTGGTGGTCAAGGTGTCCAACACTTCAATTCGACGGAATTGAAACGAACGCACGTATAGATATGGACTGGAACGTGACTTGACCACTTGGCTCCTGGGGTATGAGCCTTGATAATAACTGCCCCACTTGAGCATTGATTACTTACACCCCAATAGCTATGGGTTGAGGAAACTCTAGAGAGTAAGTGATCAGCGCTCAAACTTGAGCCCTGGTCCATTGGCCAGTTGGTAACCACGGTAACTCCAACAGTTAATGGACCTTGGGGTCAAGTACATTGGAGGTAAACCTAGGCAATGGGATACTTGACCAAAAAATTATGAAACGGACTAAACAAGAAATTATAAATGAAATAAATAAAAGTTTTAGCTTTCTATGCTGGCCCTATTGGATGGACCGTAAAGGCAGGATCCATGATTCAGGCCGCAAGCTTCAAGCCGCGAGCGTCAAGCTTCAAGCAGCTTGACAAGATTACCATCCTATAGTATATAGGAATTGTGTTGGCGTGCGGGGTGATCACAGCAAAAGCAAGTGGCCGTGGCCAGCACAAAACAGAAAGGAATATTATGACACAAAAAGATAAAGACATACGCTGGGCTGCCAGTCAGTTCCTGTATGAGGATCTACCAGAAGACTATCAAAACTGGCCTGATGATCAATTATTTGATTTTTTAGAATTCAACGCGTGGGAACCATTTGCAGAATGGGATGGCGCGAAGCTTTGGGCACATATTGAAGATCTGGCTGTATCAATGAGGAAATATGCGGAAGAGAATTAAACACAACAACCTGCTGCCCTGGTTTACTGATGATCATAGGACGCTTCCAGCGTCCTATGTGAAGAGCTGCCAGGAATTTTTTGACAGTCTCAAGCAACGAGCAGCAAGCGGCAAGCAACAAGCAGAAAGGAAAAAATGTTAGAAATTTTTATAATTTTTACTAGCCTATTTATTTTGAATATGTTAGGTGTATTTACAATCATAATTTAGAAAGGAATATATGAAGACACAAGAAGCATTAAAACTAGTGGGCGGTTTAAGTAAGCCCTCAAAAATGCCTGGCTGGGCATATGGTATACCAGCTGCAGAATGCAAAACTGGTAAGAAGCTCCAGAACGTGGAAGGCAGCACCTGTTATGGCTGTTACGCTCTGAAGGGCTGCTATGTATTTAAAGTTGTGCAGGAAGCACAATACAGGCGTCTGGGCAGCATCAAGCACCCATACTGGGTTCGAGCAATGACTCACCTGTTGCAATCTAAAAAATCAAAATATTTTAGATGGCACGATTCTGGTGATGTTCAAGATCTCAAGCACCTAGCAAAAATTTTTGAAGTTGCAAGAAGGACCCCAGACGTACAGCACTGGATGCCGACGCGGGAAGCGTGGGTCAAGCCTTATTTAAAATATGCACCATCTAATCTGGTAGTACGATTCAGTATGCCAATGGTAAACCAAAAACCATCTAAGAGCTGGAAGCACGTGTCGACAGTCTCAACAGGTGACCATCCCTGGTTTGGTGCAACGTCTAAGATGTGCCCTGCTCCTAAACAAAACAATGAATGCAAGGACTGCAGAAGCTGTTGGGATTCTAAAGTTTGGAATGTAACATATGCCAAGCACTAAACGCAGCGCTCTGGCCACTAACGTTATAGTGGATCTTACGGCCCTCCATGAACATAACACCAAAAATTTTGTAGAGTACGCAAGTCACGAGCAGCGGGCTCCGAGCCACGGGTCACGAGCCCCGAGCGGCAAGCGTCAAGCTAAAGATTCAAGCTTCAAGCAGGAAGCTTCAAGCGACGAGCAGCAAGCTTCGAGCGCCAAGCCTCGAGCGGCAAGCAGCTCGATCTGAGAGCCTTCATAAAGATACGAGAGACTAGAGACGAGGGACTTTACTAAGATAAAAGTATTCTTAGGATGGGTCATATGGAAGGCAATTTGATGTGGTGAGAACCGTATTTTTTTACTACGAGTTACTTTTAGTTCAACAGTGAAAAAGAAATAATTTTTGTTATACCCCAACAGATCTGGGACGCCTGGAATGGCTAAATTTTCTATTCTTGTCCAAGTTATATTAGGTGATTTTTTCTTAAGCTCTTGCCAAAGTTTTCTTTCAGGTTTCAAAGTAATTACAACTTTTTGATAACCTTACCCATTTTCCAAGATTCAGGTTCTATTGTAATAACTAAACGGTGAGATTCTCTAACGCCAATCAATTTATTTTCCATTAATTGAATGCCTTTAATATCAAAAAAATCTCCATTTGGAAGTGCAACTTGCACCCTTGCGTTTTGTACAGTGGGTGAAGTTAAAAATTTATCTAATGTCTGTCTGAATAACTTTCCGTTTATCATATTTATTTAAAAGGGCCAGTGCAGTCTCCCATCCTGACCCTAAAAGGACTGAAATGAATAATCATTACAGATCAATTTGCAATTTACGTTAAATTACTGTAATAGTCAATAGATGGTCACTTAGGGCTAAATCCTCTGATGACCATAAAATTATGGGAGTACCAAAGCAATTAACAGAAATGCAAATTAAATTTGCTCAACTGTTGGTGACGAATGAAGGAAGAAAAACACCAACTGAATGTGCAATAGAAGCGGGCTATCAAAAAGAATCCGCAGCCGTTCGTGCGTCTGAATTAAGAAATCCAAATAAGTTTCCACTTGTCGCAAAATACATTGGCGAATTAAGAGATGAATATCAAAAAAAATATGAAGTTACTTTTAGTAGGCACATATCTGAATTAGCAAAAATTAGAGATGATGCCAGAGCTAAAGGCGCTTGGTCAGCTGCAACAAATGCTGAGATAGCAAGAGGTAAGGCAGCAGGTTTATACATTGAACAAAAGATTATTCACCACAATAAAATTGAAGATATGTCAGCAGATCAATTAATGAACAAAATGAAAACTATCTTAGAAAATAACAAAGGTTTGATTGAAGCAGATTTTCAGGAGGTGCTAGTAAAACCAACACCTCCTAAAAAAGTTATTGATTATTCTTCTTCAGAATCTTCATCTGAATCCTCATCCATTGAATCATCAGAATCATCTTCTTGAATTTCTAAAACATCATAGATATTAGCAATCTTATTTTCAAGTTCTTCAACTTTATCTTCTAATTGTTCTATTTTGTTTTTGTTTTCGACTTCGTCGTCTTTGTATCCAAACATATTTCCTCCTGGTTGGACCGCGAACCATAAATTAAAACTTTCTATAATCAATATATTTTAAAAATATATTGAATTGGTATTATCCTACAATTTTACCTTTATTAGGTCCTTTTTTAATAACATATCGTTGAGTACCGTTTTTACCAATCTCAACTTCTTTACGTAGCATTTGAAATAATTTCATTTCTTTTGCATTTTCAAACTGCTCTTGTATGTATTTTAAAACTTTACCTTTATTTGCTTTTTCTCTAGTCGTCATTTGTTTCCTTTTTGTTATGAAACACTTCATACCAAGTATCGCACTTATCACATTGATACATACTTACGATACTATATTCTGATGCGTGATAAGTTTCTTCAGGTATCTCTTCGGTATCAAAATCATTATTCCATCTTACTTCATTGTCACAATAAAAACATTTCATATACTAACCTTTTCCATTTTTAATATACAACCAATAGGAAATATATTCCTATCACTAAATACCTCATCCTTATCGTCATAGCTAGCAAAGGTTCTTAAAAACTTTTTATCCTTTTTGTAAACATATGCCAACGTAATCATTGTGCTTGCCTCAAACTTATCAAACTCTTCGGCGGTAGCATGACCAGCGTCCCCTGTAATATCCACCCAGGATATACGATAGAAGTAATACCTTCGTTTATTGATAACAATGCTTTTGTATCCTGCTTTTTTACGTCGTTTATTCATCCTGTTCACTATACTACAACTTTCCCTTAATAAGACCTGCTTTATAAATATCTATATATAGGCCCTGAAAAGTATAAAAAACTTGTAGAAACTGTAGAATCATAAAATAAGTCTTATTAATCAATAGTTTACGTCTCTACAACTTGTTACAATTTCTACAAATTTTTGGTCAAATCGTTTAGAATTGGCCACTACTGCGGATTCTAGCAGGTGGCAAATTTGTAGAGAAAATGCGTTTTTTTCAATTTTAAGTTGTATTTTAGTCATTTTGTGTTCATTCTGGGTTTTTTATACCTAGCTTGAACTAATTTAGCAGTTTTTTTAACCTGTTCCAACCAGTCCCTCGCCGCTCGCTCCCTGCTACCAGAGTCTAGCCTGTAGTAGCGAGAAGCTAGATTATCACACTCGCGTATTAGTTGTTCTATAGTATTCATCTAATCTCCTTAACCATTCCCATTTATACTGCCTAAATCTTGCCCCATTAAGAACAAACTTTTGAAAATACAAGTCAGGCGTGCACATCAATATTACGCCCTGCTCAATCTTAGTATTGTATACCGCATCGTGAGCCGTGGCATATGCCGCTAGTTGTAGGTAATAATCACCTATATACTCTTCCCTTTTAGGCTTGTTACTTTGCTTAAAGTCTATTATACTTTCACGCCCTTGATAAACCCCACATAGATCAGTTTGACCAGCATACAATTCAGGATAGTATAATACGCACTCAGAGCCCCAGATTTCTTCTAAATCCCCTAAACCCTTCTCTACCACCACCTCTGCCATTCGCTTGGCCTCTACGCCTTCCTCTGTGAGATCTAGAAGGCCTTGACCAGCTATGTAATGCTCTAAATAGCTATGCATTGCAGTACCACGTGTAGCTGCCGTATTCTTGACTCGTTCTGCCTCAACATCGCCTACTTTAACTTTCCACCTGGCTATTGCTTGTTTCTTTTCTTCAGATTCCGTAGCTGATAATATGGTTGTAACAGATGGTAACTTTTCGTTACCAACATCATAATGTCTCTTATCGTTTATTAACGATCTAACAGACTTTGGGTATTCGTATAGTTTATTCCACTTTAAATTTGACATATCTTTTATATATTTCTGGCCATCTTTCTAAATGTGCTTCAACAATTTTTAAAGCATCAAAGAAAGTAGTTCTGTTCTTCCTCATATTAAATTCGTTGGCCACGAACATAATGTTTGGTTCTTCGTAACAAAGTTCAGGGTTTAATCTATCTATGGATACACTATTTGTGTATGCACTTCCAGGTCCTTGTCGACCTGCTTTTCTTCTAAGAAAAGTCATTTTTTGTTTTGTCATAGGACAATGCATTCCATACTTTGCTTCTTGCTCTTTCCAAATTTCATGCAATCTTTCTTCTGTTACCTTACACGCATAATATTTTTCTATCTCTTTATCAGTTAATTCATATCCTCTTTTCGCTAATTGTTTTTTCTTTGATGATATTTTATTACTGATCTGACCATAGAACAAATGAATCGCACCTTCAGGTGTTGAAATTTTTTCATTCTTTTTTCTTTCAAGTGTTTTTTTATGTTTTTTATTATACGCGTTACAATACTCTAATTGACATTTTTTACATCTATAAGTGTTTTCATAAAATTGTTCTAAGGGTAATCTTTTTTTACAATTAACACACTTTCTAGATCTCTTTAATTCACTAGCACCAAAAAGCATAAACTGACCCAATACTTCAACTTTCATTTTTTTAATGGTCCTACCCTTCCTGCACTATCTCTAATTCTATCAGGCCATTTACAATAAATTTCTAATTTAGATCCGTCCTTTGATAGTAAGGTTATTTTATGTCCTTCTTTAAGATCTTCTATCCAATGTCTTTCATAATTAGAATATTCTATCCAACCATTACCTTTATTACGCCGTGTCGTCATTTACTTTCCTTCTCATATAATGTTTACTTGGTTCATAGTTCCATCGTTTATTGGGATGTCCTTTTAACTTTGCATAAATCATACGAAGCTTAACAATGAATCTTTTTAATTTCATGCCTTTGCCTTTCTTATCGTTCGATAAAATCCAAAATTAAAATCTAATCCGTCTTTAGGTTCTTTGTATTTATGTTCTTCCATAAAGTCTCTGGCTTTGTTTAAAAGATCTTCACCAATTTCATAACGTTTAATTATTTTTTTATTCAACCAAAATGAAATAAATAACATTTTTTTAAACCGACGATAGTTGCCAAATTTAAGTAAGGACAATTCAAAGAAAAAAACAACAAAGAATAAAAGGAAACCAAGTCTATTTTCTGTTCTTTTAAGAAATTTTATTTCTTGTTTAACTCTTCTAAGGTTATTACAAGCTCTGATATATCTATGTCTTTTTCTTTGATGCTGTATTTCATCTTTTCTTAAATTAACCATATAGGTTTTATAAAATTTAGATATCATATTCCTCCTTTATTTCTAAATTGTTCAGTCACTTGTTTAACAAGGTCCTCATTGTTTTTTCTAAGTCTAAGATTCTCATCAATTATTTTATCAACGTATTGATGTAGTTTCTTATTCCTAAATTCCAGCCTCTCGATCCTCGCTGCTAGATCCTCGCTAGGTTCAACACCAGCATTTTTATATTCCTCTTCAAAGGACATAGGCAACGTTATGCGTTCAGTTATCTTCATTGCAATTTCTCCATTTTTTTTATTTCACCTAAAATGGTCTCTTCAGTAATTTCTACTTCACCTTGATTTTCACAATAGGAACAATCAATAGGAATCTTTTCTTTCCAACTAGCATCTTTATATATCATACGATAGCCATTACCATCGCATTTAGGGCATATGATTTTACCTGACATTTTCTTTCCTTTCTAATATACCATTCGCAACAACTGGATTTATTTCTACTAATGAATCTAATTTATTGCTATTTAGTACTTTCTTTATTTTATTAATTATAAACATTGGATCGTATCCTGCGTTTTCACAAACTTCTTTAAAGTCCGTGTTATTGAGATCAATCCAAGTTCTCGTTGTTTTCTTTTCCTGGTCAGTTAGTGGTATGGCATTATGTCTAAACGATAATGCTTCAAACACTCCTTGATACAAGACGGCTTTCCATAGTTTTTCTTCAGGTGTAGCATCTTTATCTACATCAGATGAAAATATTTTAGGTCTACCTGCTTCAGTCTTTAAGTTTGCCATTTAACTTTCGCGCTTTCTCTTTTACTAAAGTTTTTATTACTTGACTACGACTTAATTTCACATCGGGTGTCATTTTAGTCTGTAGTTTAGTAACAGTAACATAGGTCTCATTATCGACCGTGATGTTTTTGTACTTGCTAAAGTCAGTCATTATATGTATCCTTTCATTATTATTTGTTATATTTTAATATCCTATATATAGGATTTTATTCTTAAATAGTCAAGGAAAAAATGAAATTTTTATTAGTTCTACAAATCTGTTCTGTTATAGC